GTCACTACAACCTTGTGCAAGGTATTGCTGAACCACTAAAAGAAGACAAATGAAGACACCACTGCACGAACTATTAGACCTTGAGTCAGAGCTAACACGAATGTTTGACTCAGACGAAAGAGTGGCTATGGCTATCCTTGATAAGATTAGAACCACTCGCAAGGAGATGCTCCAGAAAGAGAAGGATGTGATGTGTGACTTCGTAGAATACTGCGATGAAGCAAACCGAAACTACCAAGATACTGAAGAGTCTTGGTGTGAGGACTTGACTATTGATGATATGTTTGACAAACGATTTAATACTAAACAAAAATGAAACAGAGCAGTATTGATTGGTTGTATGACAACCTTAAGTCACACTTTGAACACGATGGTGATTTACTTGAGGCTGTTAAGATGAGCTTTGAACAAGCCAAAGCAATGCACAAGGAGGAGATTGAGAATGCAGTTAAACAAGGTTGGGATTACAATGAAGAAGGTCTTGTGCAATGGATGGGCGAAACTTACTACAACGAAACCTTTAACACCAATCAAGAAAATCTACAGGATAGTACGAATGGTTATACCTACTACCCACAGGAAAACAAAACAGTCTTTAACACAAAAGAGAAATGAAAGCAACACTTGAATACAACCTACCTGATGAGCAAGAGGAGTTCCAAGATGCAGTCAATGGAGCTAAATGGAAGTACGCTATGTGGGTAATGGATAACGAACTGCGAGCTTTGACCAAGTACGCTCCTGATTCAATGCCTGATGAGGTTCACAAAGCTTACGAGGGAACAAGAGACAAACTTCATTCGCTACTAACCGAACACGACTTATCGCTATGAGAGAGCAATTTATGAGGATTGCTATGGCGCAGCTCCGTAGCACCTACCCGTTCAAACCCCAACGCAGGGCAGTAGCTGCTCGGATGTGGGTGAAGTTTTTAGAGCGAAATGAGAAAAGGCAAGGCATCAACAATTAGGTATAAAGCCAACAGGCGTAAAACCAAAGGAATGCCTAAAGGCTACGCTGCGAAGTGTCTTGCTGAACAAAGAGAAAAGGATAGACCACCAATTATGAAGCGCAGACCTAAAGATGAACACAACGACACAGAACAATATGATTAGACCATTCGTTCTTGCGTTCCACAAACAGAATTCGGGTGTATCACACCACAGGACATTTGCACCCTTGATATGCCACAAGGATGTAGATGTCTTTTTCATTGAGAAGATAACGGACATTGACCCCGAAATATGGCCGAAGGTTACTCATATCTTTACCTCAAGGGTGTTCCCAGTAGAGCCGTTTGATGACTTCTTGAAACTATGCCGCAAAGAGGGAATCAAGCTAATCGTTGACAATGATGACTGGTGGGTGCTGCCTCCTACGCATCCCTTGCTTGGGATTTACTCGGAGCAGATGAGGGAGCGCATCGTGCGCTCTATGAAAGCAGCAGATGAGGTATGGGTGACAAACAAGCACCTTGCCTCAAAGGTCAAGAAGTATAATACCAACATCCGAATCATCCCCAATGCCATCAGCGTACCAACGTGGCAGGTAGAGCGAGAGCCAAGCGAAGAAGTGCGCTTCGGGTATATTGGTGGCAACCACCACGCACTAGACGTAAGGGAATCTACAATCAACCTTGAAGGTTATCAAGGGTATGTCGCGGAGGTGGATGGATACCCAGACATTATGAAGGCAAGCCATAGGCTGCCTACGATGCCACCAACACACTACCATAAACTTTACGAGTTCTTTGATGTGAGCCTTGTGCCGTTAAGCACTTCCGAGTTTGCCAAGTGCAAGTCGCACCTAAAGATGCTTGAGGCAGGGTTTAGCAAGTGCGCATTGATAGTGAGCAACACGCAACCTTATTCACCCTATATCACCAAAGAGAACTGCATTGCCATCAAGCACCCAAGCGAATGGGCAGGAGCAATCAAAAGACTTAAAGAAAACCCCAACCAAGTGGCTGACCTAACGGAATCGTTATACGAGTATGTGCAAGACTTTACGATGGATAAGATAAACGAACTACGATGCTTTACATAGTCACGCCCTGCTCACGACCTCAAAACCTAGTAAGGCTAAAACAACACATCCCCAACTACGCCACATGGGTGGTGATGATGGATGCTGCTACCGACTTCAAGGGAGCAACAGGCGCATCAATCACACACTACTCTACACGCACAGGCAATATGGGTAACCCCTTACGCAATGAGTTCCTTGAATTGTATGCTGACTCCTTTACTCCAGAGGACTGGGTGTACTTCTTGGATGATGACAATATCCTGCACCCAAAGTTCCTTGAGGAGTGGAACAACCTAAACTCCCTTGACTGTTCAATCGTAACGTGGGGGCAAGGTGGCAGGCTACGCCCTACCGACCAACCCCAAGTCGGCAACATAGACACCGCCTGTTATATGTTTAAGCCCTACGACCTGCCCAACCTACGCTTTGAAATGTCCTATGAGGCCGATGGTATCTTTGCTAGTGAAGCCGCAAGGCTTGGCACACTTATATGCGTAGAGCAGTACCTTTGCTACTACAACGCCCTAAAATGAAAACTAGCAAACAAATAGACGGGTGGTTCAACCACCAAGCAGCATACGACTACCTCCTTGCCAATATGCCAGAAGACGGCACCTTCGTAGAACTGGGTGCGTGGCTAGGTAAGTCATCAGCCTACCTATGCGACAAAGCAACATCCCAAGAAATCACAATCGTTGACACTTGGAAGGGTTCGCCAAACGAACTCACGACCACACATAAACTTGCAACGCAGCAAAACATCTACAATCTCTTTGTGGAGAATATGGGAGACCGCAAGTACAAGGCAATCAAAGCAACATCCAAAGTAGCATCAAAGAAGTTTGCCAACGAATCTTTAGACGTGGTATTCATAGACCTTACCCATACCTATGAGGCGGTAAAGGAAGACATCAAGCTATGGTTGCCCAAAGTAAAGAAGGGTGGCTTCATCGCAGGAGATGACTACCATGAACATTGGCAGGGAGTAATCCAAGCGGTAGATGAACTACTCCCCCGTGCTTGGTTCATTGATGACTGTTGGATTTACCAAAGGTGAAAAACCACACAAAGGTCTACCTAAAAGGGATGGGCTACTCCACAACTGACTTCATCCCCTGCGAGGTATGTCAAGCCCAAGCGCAAGACATACACCACATAGAGTCTAGAGGGATGGGTGGAAGCAAGCTCGCTGACACCATCGAGAATCTGATGGCACTATGCCGTAATTGCCATACAGAATATGGGGATAAGAAGCAGCACAAAGAGATGCTAACCGCAACACACGATCACCACCTATCAAAAAGGGTTATTTAGATACAACCGAAAATAACGGAATTGAACGGATATGAAAGATGACAAAGGCAGGTTCATAGCAGGCAACACAGGAAGGCCAAGCGGAACACCAAACAAGACCACCAATAAAATACGGGAGGCATTCCAAACCCTCATTGAAGCCAACCTTGAGAATATGACCTTATGGCTCACCCAAGTTGCTGCTGATGACCCGAAGGGCGCACTTGACCTCTTGAACAAGATGGCAGAGTACACGACTCCCAAACTCGCAAGGGTGGAGAACTCACACGAGGTATCGGATGAGCTAACCAAAATCAAAGTAGAGATTGTCCGAGCTAAACATCAAGAGTAGCGAACTCTTTGAGAAGAACTACACCGCCCCAACTCGGATAGTAGTCAATCAAGGCGGCAGTCGTTCTGGTAAGACCTACTCGCTTTTGCAGATGCTCATCGTGATGGCGATGGAGGACAGGGGTAAGGTGTATTCCATTGTCCGCAAGTCTCTGCCGTCTCTCAAGATGACGGCCTATCGTGACTTCTTTGAAATCCTAAATGCCAATAGTCTCTACGATGAGGCACGGCATAACAAGAGCGACTACACCTACGAGCTAAACGGGAACCTCTTTGAGTTTATCAGCCTTGACCAACCGCAGAAGAAACGGGGAGCAAGACGTGATTACCTATTCTGCAATGAGGCAAACGAACTCACTTGGGAGGATTTCTTTCAGCTCTTGATTCGTACCACAGGCAAGATATGGGTTGACTACAACCCCTCTGATGCGTTCCATTGGATATACGATAAGTTGCTGACAAGGGATGACGTTACCTATATCCAATCCACATACCTTGATAACCCGTTCTTGGATGCCTCAATCGTGGAGGAGATAGAGAGGCTGCAACATACGGACAATGACTACTGGCGTATCTATGGTCTGGGTGAGAGGGGGATGAGCAGAGCCACCATCTTCCAATACGGGCAGGCAGAGATACCAACGGATGCCACGCTCCTATGTCACGGGATGGACTTTGGTTACACCAACGACCCAACCGCACTTGTGGCGGTTTACAAGTCGGGGGATAATCTTTATGTGGATGAGCTTATCTACCGCACGGGGATGACCAACCCCGACATCAGCAACGTACTTGCCTCACTTGGGCTTGACCGAAGGGCAGAGATATATGCTGACTCTGCTGAACCCAAATCTATTGAGGAGCTGCATCGTATGGGATGGAACGTGAAACCTACGCAGAAGGGCGCAGATAGCGTAATAGTGGGTATTGACGTGCTGAAGCGGCACAAGCTATTTGTTACCCCACGAAGCAGCAACCTAATCAAGGAACTTCAGAACTACAAGTGGGTAGAGGACAAGAACGGCAACCTGCTCAACAAACCCATAGATGCGTTCAACCACGCCATAGATGCGCTTCGCTATGCCACCTACAACAAGTTGAGCAGACCTAACTTTGGCAGGTATGCCATACGCTAAAACTAAAAGGTTATTTTAATACAATGGAACTAAAGGTAATTGTACCCACCGCCCTATCAGAGATCACCCTTGACCAATACCAACGCTTTGCGAGGTTAGAGGGCGATGAGGAGTTCTTGACCCACAAGATGCTTGAGATATTCTGCGGAGTGCCTCTGGCGCAGTTGCCCAATGTGCGCATCAAAGATGTGAGCCACATCAGCAAGCACATAATGGCCATGATAAATGAGAAGCCAAGCCTCACGCCAACCTTCACGATGGGGGACACGAAGTACGGGTTCATCCCAGAGCTTGACAATATCACCTATGGTGAGTTTGTTGACCTTGATGGCTACCTGCAAGATGTGCAAGACCTACACAAAGTGATGGCGGTATTGTATCGCCCTATCACAAGCGAGGTCAAGCATCGGTATCTGATAGAGCCATACGAAGGGTCAAGCAGGTATTCGGAGCAGATGAAGCAAGCCCCGATGAGTGTTGCAATGGGAGCATCGCTTTTTTTTTGGCGTTTAGGGAACGAATTATTGCGGGCTTCCCTGACCTCTTTGGAGAACGGGAACCAGAAAACGAATACTCCAAGCAAGGACAATTCGCCGCTCGTTGGGGATGGTACGCTACAATATATCAACTTGCTCAAGGAGATATTAGAAGGTTTGGAGGAGTCACTAAATTGGAACTCCAAGAGTGTCTTCATTTCCTCACATTCGAAAAGCAAAAGCAAGAAGTTGAAAACGACCTAATAAAAAAGTCAATAAAATGAGACAGTTCTACGACATCACCACCAAACTAAAAGATACGCTTGAAGCCAATAGCCAAGTCAACGTGGTAACAACGGGTGACATATTCGACATCGACCTAAACAAGCAGACCATCTTCCCTTTGTCGCACATCATTATCAACCAAGCAACATTCGAGGGACAGATAGTACGGATGAACGTGAGCATAGTTTGTATGGACTTGGTAGATGAGACCAAAGAGAATCCACGATTGCAGGCAGAGCCGTTCTATGGCATCAGCAACGAGCAAAACATACTGAACACGCAGCTTGCAGTAATCAACGATGTGGTGACAGAGCTGCGCAGGGGTACTCTGTACACCGACCTTTATCAGTTGGATGGTACTGCTTCTTGCGTTCCCTTTAGCGAGAGGTTTGAGAACCTGCTTGCAGGGTGGACTGCCACGTTTGACGTGCTGCTTGCAAACACCGAGATAAGCATCTGCTAAAATGGCACGGGAGGACTTGGTTGCTGCGGTACTTATTAAGTTTGGCAAATATGTCATTCAACAGGCGAGGAGTAATCTCACCAAAGGCAAGCACAACTTCAACAAGACCCTTTACAATTCACTTCGGTATAGCGTGTACTACTCAAATGATAAGTTCTCAATGAGTTTCTTTATGGAGGATTATGGTCAGTTCCAAGATCAAGGCGTAAAGGGAGCAGGAGGCACAAGAAAGACTACAAGCGCATTCAACAGGCGAAACAACAAAGGCAAGATATGGAGGCAGAAAGCACCCAATAGTCCATTTGCCTATAAAGACAAGAAGCCTCCTGTATCTGCATTCAAGGCTTGGGCAGAGAGCAAGGGGCTGAATCCGTTTGCAGTCCGTGAGTCCGTATTTCGGCAGGGTATTAGACCAACTAATTTCTTTACCACACCATTCAAACTTGGCTTTGCAAAATTACCGCCCGAATTAGTAGAGGCATTCAAACTAACAGAAGAAGACTTTAGAACCACACGATGAGTACACCTGTATTTTCCACACCGAGCAGCCTTGCAATGGCAAGAAGCCCACAATTTATCACGGCAAAGAATAACGCTCTTGCTCTTGACACGCTCACAGAGATGGACTTAAACCTGCGTATTCGCACGGGTGTCCTTGCTGCATCGGGTTCGTTTAACTATTCGTTGAGCAAAGACTATTCAATAAACCAAGTCATCAACTTTGAAATCAGCGACCTTGTGCGCTCGGAGTTCTACCACGACTTCAGCGTATGGAATGACATAGGCTACACGCAAAGCCCACAAGGTGAGGCGTTGTGGATAGTACCCGAAGGCTCTGTGACATTCTCTAATAACGGAGCAGCACCTGCTAATGCAACCTTCCCCGATGAATCCCCTACTGCCTACGCATACCTAACGACTGATGGATGGGCAACCCGTGATAACATCGCACCTGTTGCGGTAACGCAGGCCGTGCTTGCCACGAATCGCAATCGGCAGGTGCTTGTAGGCAACTATGAATCCCTTGCAATTAACAATAGCGTCAATAATGGTCTTGCTAAAATTATCATCAGTTGGCAGAGTGGTGATTCCGATGATTTTTATGTGAGTTCCGTCAGCACCGCCCCACCAACACGCGCAACCAACAACTCACAAAACCTTGTAATCTATGCAGGAGTAGGTGCTGCAAACCTTGAGAACAATCCTTTTTTACCTACCGAGATAAAGCCAAGCGAGCAACCTAATGGTGGCATAGGGCAGTACTACGATGTGATACTAAAAAATGCATCCAATACCACGATTGGAACGGTGAGGTACTATGTTCAATGTGAGGCAAAGTACACGCCTGTGCAGGTGGCGTTCATCAACCGCTTTGGAGTTGCTGACTTTATCACCTTCTTCAAGCGCAGCGATGAGCGTGGTAACTTCACGCAAGACTCCTACCAAAAGAGCATCTACAACGATGGCTTCACCACCCCTTCATTGGAGGTAGGCAAGTACCAATCCTTCAACGTCAACTCTCGCAACACCCTATCTCTAAACACAGGGTTCGTTGACCAAAACTACGATGAGACTATTGAGGACATTCTGATGAGCGAGTATGTTGCGGTCTATACCAATAGTAATTGGGTAAGTGCAGTTCCGAATCGTGGCAGCATAGAATACCAAAAGAGCGTGAACACAAAGCTTATCAATTACACAATGTCCTTTGACTTTGGATTTGATGAGCGCAGTTTGGTACGATGAACAAGGTTGATATTTACGTCAATGGCTTTCGCCTTGATATTTTTGATGATGAGGAGATCAGCATCAACCTCTCGGTGCAAAACGTGCAGGACATCAGTAAGGTGTTCACGGACTTTACGCAGGGGTTTACCATTCCTGCAAGCCCACGCAATAACGAGATACTTCAGCACTACTACAACGCCAATATCACGGAGTCGCTAATCACCACCGAGACGGGAGGCTCGCCTGTGTGGAATAGCATAGGCATCACTTGGAACTCTTGGAACACGGCTTGGAATTCGGGCGCAAGTACTACAAGTGTAGTCAATACTTTTGATGGCAGGTTTAGACAAGAAGCAAGAATTGAAATAAACTCTTTGCCATTCCGTACGGGTGTGATAGAGGTAGAGAATGTGCAGTTAAAAGGCACAGAGCCTTATGCGTACACGCTGACATTCTATGGGGATGTGGTAACGCTTGTTGATTTGTTTGGCGAGGACTATCTGTATGACGTTGACTTTGCAGAGTTCAACCACGAGTACACCGATACTGTGGTATTTAATAAGCTAACCACCAATGATGACACAGGCTTGTTCTACCCGCTATGCAGTCCTGTAAAGAATTGGTTTTATCAGAGTGGTAGTGGTGGTGGTGCTGATAACGAGAATAACATTGCTCACAAAACGGGAGGCGTAGGGCAACGCGGCATCCGTTACTTTGAGCTGAAGCCTGCAATTAAGGTTCAATCTATTCTTAATGCAATAGCAGCGCAATACGGAATCACGTTTACAGGCTCATTCTTGTCTGCTACTCCGTTTGTTGATTTGTCGCTATGGCTGCATCGCTACGAGGGCTATCTATTTGCAGGGGGCAACGACATTGCTTATCAGTTAATAAATATGAACCGAAACACAGGAAGCGGTTCGCAGTTCAATTTGACAACCGATACTTGGACTGTTGTAGATAGCAAGCAATACGACTTGGATATTACAATGGCAAACGTAAGTGCGCCCTATGAGCTTTCATTATTTCGTAATGGGGTGTTTGATTTTTCTGTATTGGTTGCTGCTCACGCTGCGTCTTCGGTAACTACAACTATGGCTGCTTTGTCGTTTACCGCAGGTGATACGGTGCAGTTGCTTATCAGACCTCAAAGTGCTACTACACTAAACTATCAATGCACGGACTATTCTGCCGTTGATGGCGATACGTCTGCCGTAAGTTTTTCGGTAGACCAAACTGCATCCGCAACTTACTCTTTTCAAGTGGTGGTGCAAGACATAATGCCCGAAATAAAAGTAAAGGACTTCTTGGCAGGGATTCTCAAGATGTACAATATGGTGATTGTGCCAACTACATCAACGAGCTTCTTGCTTCAGCCGTTAGATGATTGGTATGCAGCAGGAACTGACCAAAACTATCAGACCTATCTTGACATCACGGAGTACGCAGTAAACAGACCACCGCTATACAGGGAGATTGAATTTAAGTACCAAGAGACCCAAGCAATAATTGGATTTCAATACTTACAGACAAACAACGTAGGCTTTGGGGATTTGAACAACACCTTCACTTTTGATGGCGAGCAGTTTTTAATTGAAGTGCCGTTTGAATGCCCATTGTTTGAAAGGTTAACCGACCTACATACAAGCACCCTCACCAACGTACTCGTGTACAAAAGCATCACAAGCGAAGCAAACGAGGATGGTATATTCAACCCATACTTGGGCGCACCCGTATTGTTTTATGGGTACTTTGATAACTACGACCTTGAAGAAACAAATCCTTTAACATTTGTAAATGCAGATGGTAGCCACGAACAAGTGAACATCGCTTGGTATGCCAATACGTCAAACCGCTACCAAAGTGCTGCCTCATCACACGCAATCACGTTTGGCGCAGACATAGACCCATACCATCTGCAATCGGTCAACCAAAGCCTCTACAACAACGAGTGGAACAACTATATCACCGACCTATACGACAAGAGCCGCAGGGTTTACAACGTAGATGCGGTGCTGCCCATCGGTACGATTGTCACGCTGAACCTTCAGAATGCAATCATCTGGAACAACACCAAGTACATCATAAACAACGTGAACTTGAACATGACCACAGGCAAAGCATCATTTGAACTCCTCAACGTAGTATGAAGACAAGTTATTTAAGTTATTTAATTGAAATACTAAACTCGGATGAGTGGCTTGGAGCAGGTGATTGCGTTGAAATCGCCAAAGGCAAGCACAAACTACCCGAAGGATGGAACGAATATATTAAGCTACAATGGCGGCAGTTGAAATAATTGAGATTAAAGGGGATGCCACATCCGCTATCGCTGCGCTTAAAGCCGTAGGGATAGAGGCTGACAAGACCCAAACCAAAGCCAAAGAGAGCAATGAGGCGATTAGTAACGGCTTATCTGCATTAGACAAACAAACGGGTGGTGCAGTATCTGCTTTCAAAGGATTGCAGGGCGGTATCACAAGTACGATTCGGGCATTCGGCACACTAAAGGGTGCTATCATTGCAACTGGATTAGGTGCGCTGCTTGTCGCAGTAACATCGCTTGTTGCGTATTTCAAAGAAACGGAACGTGGTGGCGATAAACTCGCTGAAGTTATGGGTGCGCTTGGCGCAGCGGTAAAGGTTGTAATCGACCGAGTGATTGGATTAGGCGAGGCTTTATTTAAGTTCTTTCAAGGAGACTTCAAGGGAGCCATTGAAGGCGTTGCAGGTGCTTTTAAGGGGTTAGGTGATGAGATTGTTAGGGAAACCAAACTCGGCAGGGAACTTGCCAAACAGCTCAATGATGTAGAGGATGCTGAACGTGCGCTTATCGCACAACGTGCTATCGCCAACAAGCAGATTGCAGAGGCTCGCCTTATCGCTGATGACGTAACGAAAAGCACCGAGCAGAGAATCGCTGCGGTTGCCAGAGCAGGAGCTATTGAGGAAAAAGTAGCCCGCCAAGAATTAGCCGTTCAGAGGCAGAGATTGAATGTATTGCAAGAGCAAGCCAAGATGGGTGAGGTCACCGAAGATGGTTTGGTTCGTATTGAGGAGGCTCGTGCAAGAATATCAGAGCTTGAGCAGGCAAACATTCAGCGTAGGCGTAGGCTTCAGACTGAAACAATGTCATTGCTTAATGAGGAAATTGCCAAGATCAAGGAACTTGAGGCCGCTAGAACCAGTGCAGAGAAAGCAAGATTTGAAAATAGCGAAAAGAAGTTCAAGGACTTTGTAGATAAATCGGTAGAGGCAAGCAAACAAGGTGGAGCAGAGATAGCGAGGGTAGGTCAGTTCTTTACTGAATCAGTCGCTAAAGGAGCAGAGACTTCAGCAGCCGACTTAAACGACTACATTAATTTCACCCTTGCAAACCTTGATGCGGTAAGCGGAGCAATCAGCGGATTTGCTGCACTTGCAGGAGAGAACACTAAAATCAGCAAGGCACTTGCGATGACACAGATTGTGATTGATACTTATCAAGGTGCTACAAAAGCATTGGGTGCATACCCACCACCCTTTGGTGCCATCGCTGCCGCAGGAGTAATTGCAGGTGGTCTTGCTAACCTAAAGAAGGTTGGCTCTACGCAAATACCTACTTCCCCGAATGCCGCACCTCCAACAACTATATCTGCGCCAACTGCTCCCTCACAAGCACCGCAGTTCAACATAGTCGGACAGGGTGGAATCAACCAACTTGCACAGAGCATCGGTGGTCAGTTTAACCAACCCGTTCGTGCATACGTTGTAGGGCAGGATGTAACGACCTCGCAACAACTACAACGCCAAAGAGTAAGAACCGCAACATTCGGATGATGAAACTAATTGAACTAATACTTGATGAATCAATGTTGCTCACGGGCATTGATGCAATCTCCCTTGTAGAATATCCTGCTATTGAGGAGGACTTCATTGCGCTCAACTCACAACGGGTTGAGTTTGCTACGCAGAGCGATGAAAAGCGCATCCTTATGGGAGCAGCACTCGTACCCAACAAACCCATCTACCGAGCAGAGGGACAAGAGGAGTTCTATGTGTACTTCAGCGAAGCCACCATCCGCAAAGCAAGCGAGATGTTCTTTCAAAAGAGCAAGCAGAACAACGCTACGCTTGAACACGAAGTAGGAATCAACGGCCTCACGGTTGTAGAGTCATGGATTATCGAAGATGACGTACAAGACAAGAGCAAGAAGTACGGCTTTGATTTACCAATAGGCACTTGGATGGTATCTATGAAAGTAAACAACCCAGAGATTTGGACAAACTTTGTCAAGACAGGCAAGGTCAAAGGCTTCTCTATTGAGGGATACTTCGTGGACAAACTAAACCTTGCCAAGCAAGAGATGGCACAGATAGAGGAGCAGGAAGCAGCGTTGATGCTTGCACAAATTGTCGCTATCATAAAAAGAGACGGCCGTAAGAAGTCGGGAACACGCACCGAGATGGCTTCGTATTCCGATTACCCAGATGTGGTAAAGAACAACGCCAAGCGTGGTATTGAACTAAACGAGAAGAACGGCAACAAGTGTGCTACTCCTGTCGGTAAGGTAAGGGCGCAGCAGTTAGCACAAGGCAAACCTGTGTCTGTGGAAACCATCACACGGATGTACTCTTACCTATCAAGAGCCGAAGAATACTACGATGAGAACGACACGCAAGCCTGCGGTACAATATCATTCCTGTTATGGGGCGGTCTTGCAGGTAAGCGTTGGGCAGAATCCAAACTAAAAGAACTTGGCAATGTATAGACCAATGAAACTTCCCGTTGCTTCACCGAGAGGTGGCAATCGTGGATGCTTATGCAAAGACAACACCTACAAGTCCACCTGCTGCGATGGCTCTCTTGCAGCGCAAGGTATCGGCTCACTCGTAGGTCAAGGCACAAGCGTTGTCATACTTGGCGAGGAGTGGCAGACCATCAACACGCTATGGGAGTCCACAAATACTCTATGGCAAGACCTCTAAAAATGTTACAAATAATCAAAACCCCTTTAATTAGTTAGATATGAAAGCGAATAACATCCTTAACCGCATCCTTGCTGAACTATCCTCCATCCGCGAGGTTAAGTTTGAGCAAATGACACTTGAGAACGGAGCCGTTCTTGAGGCAGAATCATTTGAAGCAGGTAACGAAGTGTTTGTCATTAGTGGCGAAGACCGAGTTGCTGCTCCAGTTGGCGAACACCTACTTGCTGATGGCCGTATTTTGGTCATCACAGAAGAAGGTATGATCGCTGAAATTAAAGAAGCCGCTACCGAAACTGAAGTAGAGGTAGAAGTTGAAGCCCCCGAAGCAGAGGTAGAACTCGCAGAGGTAGAGGTAAAAGAAGAAGCCCCTGCGGTTGTTGCAATCATCGAGAGAGTTCTCGAAGAGATTGCAATGATGCGTGAGGAGATGAAAGGAATGCGTGAGGAGATGGGCGGTTACGCCAAGAAGGAGGAGATGGCTGCGGTTAAAGCAGAACTATCTGCCGCACCTGCTGCGAAAGCCATCAAGCACAACCCCGAAACAAAGCAAGTCCAAAAGATGAGTGCCAACCGCCCCCAAAAGACGATTGACCGAGTCCTTGCACGAATCAACAAATAATAAATATAAAAAATGGCTACGACCACTTCAATCACCACAAACTATGCAGGCATTTTTGCGCAGAAGTATATCTCTGCTGCACTTCTTTCTGCTAACACGCTTGACAAAGGACTCATTGAGATTCTTCCAAACGTAAACTACCGCACCACCCTTCAGAAGGTGAACACCAACGACATCGTAAAAGATGGCACTTGTGATTTTGATGCAACTTCTACCTTGACTTTGACCGACCGCATCCTTGAGGTTGAGCCATTCCAAGTGAACTTGCAGCTTTGCAAAAAGGACTATTACGATTCTTGGATTGGTGGTCAAATGGGCTTCTCTGCTTACGATAGCATCCCTGCTTCTTTTGCTGACTTCCTTATCGCTCACGTTGCTTCAAAGACTGCCCAAAAGATTGAGCAGAACATTTGGAACGGAAACGCTGCAAGTGCAGGTGAGTTCTCTGGATTCCTTTCATTGATGACTGCTGACTCTGACGTTATTGACGTAACCGCTACAACCGTGACTGCTGCAAACGTAATCGCAGAGCTTGGTAAAGTTGCTGATGCAATCCCTTCTGCCCTTTACGGCAAGGAGGACTTGACCATCTACGTTCCACAGAACGTAGCAAAGGCTTATGTTCGCGCTCTTGGTGGGTTCGGAACTTCGGGTCTTGGAGCAAATGGTGTTGACAATCAAGGCACAATGTGGTACGGCAACGGAGACTTGTACTTTGATGGCATCCGCGTTGCTATGGCAAACGGTCTTCCTTCAAACAAGATGGTAGCTGCTGAAACAAGCAACCTATTCTTCGGCTGCGGTTTGGCTGATGAGAGAAACGAAGTGCGTGTCCTTGACATGGCCGACCTTGACGGAAGTGCCAATATTCGCGTAATCCTTCGCTTCTTCGCAGGAGTTCAGTACGGAATCGGAGCAGACGTAGTTCTTTACTCTTAATCCGAATTAACGTAAATCAAGGGGGGCTTGGGCTATGTCCTCGCCCCCTTTTTTAATTCTAATAAAACAAAGAAACAATGGCTTGTGATTTAACAAAAGGCAGGGCAGTACCCTGTAAAGACGTAGTAGGTGGCATTTATGCCGTGTACTTTGTAGATTTCGGTGACTTGGGTACGGTAACCCTCACCAACGATGAGATTACCAACATCAGCGGAACTTTCTCTGCTTACCAATATCTTGTAAAAGGCAATAGCTCTTTTGAGCAGACCTTTAACTCAAGCCGTGAGAATGGTACTACCTTCTTCACGCAGACTTTGAATTTGACGTTGACCAAACTGACAAAGGAGGACAACAAAGAATTGAAGCTTCTTGCTTATGGTCGGCCTTACGTTGTGGTACAAGACTACAACGGCAACGCCTTTATGATGGGTCTGAATTATGGAGCCGAAGTAACAGGTGGAACGATTGTAACTGGTGCTGCTATGGGTGACCTATCGGGCTACACTTTGACAATGGAGGGACAGGAGCAACTTCCTGCTAACTTCATCGCAGGTGCTACTACTGCCAATCCATTCGCAGGACTTGCAGGTGCTAACGACACGATTGTTGTAGGTTCAAACTCGTAACCTACCGCAAGGCAGAATAGTTGAAGGGGCGTAAGCCCCTTTTCTATTTTCAAACAAATCGAAAGTAAAAGGTTATTTATTTAAGATGCATATTCTTCAAGTATCAGCCTCGCCACAAGCAATAGTAATCATTCCACGCACGTTCCCTGCGAGTGTTACGATTGCGCTGATTGATGAATCAACAAACACTACCGCAACACCTGCGGTTACTGCTGCCTCTGCGAATGGTTTTATGACCCTCACAGGCACGTTTAGCCTTGTCAACAATAGATTCTATGGCTTGAACGTATTTGCATCGGGAAATCTAATATACAGAGACCGAGTCTTTGTAACTTCACAAACTGATTTCGATAAATTTACGGTTAACCAAAATGTTTACACCGAAGAAACAAGCTACAATAATGAGTACATCATCATCTAAAGTCCACGTTGTGAACTTCAGTTCCTATACCACGCCTGTTGTTAAAGAGGTGCAGGGTAAGGACTTCGTAGAATACGGAGATAACAACGATTATTTCGGTTATCTGATTGACCGCTACAACGGCTCACCCACCAACAACGCCATCCTAAACTCGTTGATGGATTTGACCTTTGGCAAGGGATTGGATGCAACAGACTCTGCCAAGAAGCCGAGCGAGTACGCAGCAATGCGTGGCTTGTTCACCAAGTCTTGCTTGCAGAAGGTCGTAGCGGACTACGTTATGATGGGGCAATGCTCTTTGCAGGTCGTTTACTCCCAAGATCACAACACCATCGTAGAGGTGCAGCACATCCCCGTAGAGACGTTGAGAGCAGCCAGAGCAAACGAAGATGGCGAGATTGAGGCTTACTACTACGCAAAGGATTGGCTTGCGGTGAGCAGCAGAAAAGAGACACCTGTACGCATCCCTGCCTTTGGCAAGAGCAAAGAGGGATTGGAGATTCTATACATCAAACCCTACCGAGCAGGATTCTACTACTACTCCCCTGTGGACTATCAAGGTGGACTTCCATACGCAGAACTAGAGGAGGAGATTGCCAACTACCACATCAACAACATCCAGAACGGCCTTGCGCCTTCCATGTTGATTAACTTCAACAACGGAGTCCCAAGTGAGGAGGAGCGCAGGAGCATTGAGCAGCAGATTGCTACGAAGTTTAGCGGTAGTTCAAACTCGGGTAAGTTTATTCTTGCGTTCAACGATAACAAAGACCTCGCTGCAACGGTTGACCCCGTGCAGTTGTCGGATGCTGCGGAGCAGTATCAGTTCTTGAGTGCTGAATCAACGCAGAAGATAATGGTCTCGCATCGTATTGTCAGCCCCATGCTTTTGGGCATCAAGGACAATTCGGGACTTGGCAATAACGCAGAGGAGCTGAAGACCGCTTCTACGCTTTTGGATAACCTTGTAATCCGACCCAAGCAGGAGATTATTATTGACGGCCTAGACCAAATCTTGGCCTACAATGACATCAGCCTCAACTTGTACTTCAAGACCATTCAGCCTTTGGAATTCACCGAAGACGTGGTAACGCCTATGGATTTGGAAACTCGCGAGGAGGAGACAGGTGTGAAGTTGTCAAGCCAAGAGCCGACTGATGAGCATTTCGATGCTATGTTCGCAGAGCTTGAGATATTGGGTGAGGTCGTAGATATGGATGAGTGGGAGCTTGTAGATGAAAGACCCGTTGACTACGATGCGGAGCAGGCATTAAGCAAGTACGCATTCGCATCAACAGGCAGCGCATTCCCTAACGCCAAGAGCAGCCAAGATGGTGTGACGGCAGAAGGCAAGAGGTACAAGGTTCGTTATGCTTACGCACCAAACGACACGAAGACCAATAGCCGCGAGTTCTGCAAGAAGATGGTAGCAGCAGGCAAGGTGTACCGAAAGGAAGATGTGCTTCGCATGGATGGTCAAGCCGTCAACGAAGGTTTCGGGCCAAGAGGCGCAGCAACCTATTCAATATGGCTTTACAAGGGCGGTGCTAGGTGTCATCACTTCTGGATGCGCAAGACGTACTTGGCAAAAGGCGAAGGCGTAACTCCCGATGTAGGCAACCCCAACGCAGAGGTGAGTGTAAACCAAGCCAAGCGAGCAGGAGTAGATTTAGAAACGAATCCAAAGGATGTAGCAAAGCGACCCGTTGATATGCCCAATGAAGGATTTATAAACCCACGATAAGTGAAAGAAGCAGGTGTATATAAAGTCACAAGCCCAAGTGGAAAAATCTACATTGGGCAGGCTTCCAATATACATAGGAGAATGATTGAGCATAAAAGTGATTCTAAAACAATTACAAATAAATTCTACTCATCAATTAAGAAATACGGTTTTGAAGCACATTCGATTGAGGTATTGTTTTTAAGTAATGTTCCGTATGAGCGAAATAGAATTGAGCAGTTCTACATCAATCATTACGATTCAATTAAAACGGGATTAAATCTAATAGATGTGATTGGCCCCGTTAAATCGTTTTCAGGCAAGAAGCATACTCCCGAAGAAGTTGAGCGAATCAAAGCCCGAATGAAAGGAGTAAGGCCAACTTGGGCTATTGAAAAAATAAAGAAGCGTGTGTTCTGCAGTTATCTCAATGAGGAGTTTGAATCCACTCAAGCTTGTGCTACGGCACTTGGAGTGAGTCAAGCACTTGTTTCAATAATGGCTAATGGAAAACACACTAACAAATATAAAATATCATTTGTATGACGGCATTATGGATTAAACGAGAGGACTTGGTTCGCAACACCGCAATAGGCGGTAACGTGGACACGGACAAGTTCATCCAGTTCATCAAGATTGCGCAGGAGATACACCTGCAAAACTATACGGGAACGAAATTGTACGACAAGATCAGCAACGACATTATCGCCAATACTCTTGCCAACCCTTATTTGGCATTGGTCAACGACTACCTTCAGCCGATGTTAATCCATTTCGCAATGGTGGAATATCTCCCCTTCGCAGCATACACTATCGGCAATGGTGGGGTGTTCAAGCACAACTCGGAGAATAGCACTACCGCAGAAAAGATTGAGGTTGACTATTTGGTAGGCAAGGCACGGGATTTAGCGAAGTACTACACCGATAGGTTCATCACGTACATGAGCTACAACCAAGCCTCATTCCCAGAATACAACGCCAACAACAATGCTGACGTTTACCCCGATACTGACTCTAACTTCAGTTCTTGGGTGTTATGAGTGGTAAGAAACAGACCTACACTCCGAAGCGTAGCAACATTGTGAAGTTAAAGAGTTATTTAGACAATGGGAGTTCAAGGCGATTGGGGACAAGGAGCAGCAAACAATGACATCTATTGGGGTCAAGCAGCTGCAACGAATAGTATCTCTTGGGGTATGGTTCAGCCATTGTCTTATGGTCATCCTACTACAAACTTATACGGCAACAACGAGCAAGGTGCTTGGCAGTTGATAGAAGAAATTTGGAATACTTGGTCAACAACTTGGAATAATTAGAAATGGGAACAACATTAACGGGGACAACCCCACAGGACACATACGATAGCCTTATTAAGGTTACGGACAACGGGCCAATTAGCGGTACGCTAAAGGCGTTAAGCGATGGTTTGGGTAATGACTCAACCTTGTCTTTGTCAACGACTGCTGCTTCTATTGCAGGAACTTTGGCAGTAACAGGCAACGTCACGATTGATACTTCTACTCTTGTGGTTGATGCTGCCAACAACCGCGTTGGTGTAGGTATTGCTGCGCCTACGACATTGCTTGATATTCAAGCAGCGGGTTCAGCAGTTGGTTCAATCAGATTGTCATCAGCAGTTAATACAAATGGTGCTGCTTATTTTGTTGAGAACGCAGGAGGTGGTTCATACTTCGGCCGCAATAGTAGCACAGGTGGAGCATTTACAGGAGCAGCATACTCAACTGTTGTATATGGTGGTGGTGCTTACCCATTAAGTTTCTACACTAATGATGCAGAGCGTATGCGCATCACCTCTGATGGCAACGTAGGCATCGGCACGACTGCGCCTGAATGTAAATTGCACGTTGCAGGTACTGCATCGGGTTCTGACGTTACTCTTTACATTGACAATATCGCAAACTCTACATTAAACAATTCAACACGACTCAAGTTTAGTTCTGATGCAGGTTCAAGCGTTTCAGGTGGCGGTGCTGAATTAAACTGCATAAATGTAGATGCAGGTAATGGCGCAGTTGATTTGCTTGTTAAATCTTGGACAGGTGGAGCATACACCGAGAAGGCTCGTTTCCTCGCAGGAGGCGGCCTAACCTTCAACGGGGACACCGCAGCAGCCAACGCCCTTGATGACTACGAAGAAGGCACTTGGACTATGGGTGTATCGTTTGGTGGTGCGTCTGTTGGTGCTACTTATGTAAACAATCAAGGGCGATATACCAAGATTGGCCGTCAGGTTAACGCAATGGGATATATGGCTTTTTCAAGCAAGGGAAGTTCTACGGGTGACGCCACACTTACAGGTTTGCCATTTACAAGCGGAGCTTTTGCCGCAGGTATTACCCCTGTTACATTGCGATTAGAGAACATTACCTTTACAAACGCATTTCAAGGTTTTTTAGATACAAGCAGAACTTCCATTGATTTAGGTGAGGTTACAATTTTAGGCGTGACATCAAACTTAACAAATGCTGATTTTTCAAATAACAGTGTCATAATGGTATCAGTAACTTACACCGTATAAACAATTAATAATTAGAAACAATGATTGAAGAAGTCACATACATCAGCGAGTTCAACGTCAAATTAGACGGAACTATTGAAGTCCGCAAAACAACTGACGTTACCAAAGACGGAGCCGTAATCGCTTCATCTTATTGGCGCACCGTGCTTGCAGTTAACGACCCTGCTGCCGATGAGGTATTGGGAGTTGATGGCTACTACCGCACCCTTGCCAACGATGCTTGGGCGATGATTCCTGCACCCGTTGCAGAAGTTGTAGCAGAAGGCGAAGAAGCGTAAATTAGCAGGGAATTACCCTACTGATGGAACACCTACAACAACGGCTTGATGCATTAAAGCAGCAAGAGGCGAATCTACTAATGCAATTAGATGAGGTTCGTGTCTTGGTATCTGCATACGAGAACACCCTAAACAAAGATGACAAAGGAGTCGGCTGATAGCGTAATCACGTCTTGGTCTTTAACGGGAGCAGGACTTCTCGTAAGCTACGCCCATCAAATGTTGGGTTTAGCCGTACTTGTAACCTCACTTGCGTACACTCTTTGGAAGTGGCGAAGGGACTACAAGAAGGACAAAGGTGCTAATTGAGCGCATCTTCGGCAACCCGAAGACTACTATACTTGGGCTGATTATTATCGGCCTTTGTTTTGTGCTTGTGTTTTACGAGAAGGCCACGCTCACGGAGGTTAGTGCGTTTATGATGGGTGCGTTTGCACTTATGTTTTTGAAAGACCCTAAAGATGGCGAAGCAACAGGCGGTAAGTAGGCACATCAGCAAAAGCAAGAAGCGAGGCAAGCACTCCAAGAGTGCATCTGCCAACAAAGCGAGTAAGAACTACTCCAAGCCTTACAAGTCGCAAGGGCGATGACAAAGAACTTCACCCTCGCAGAACTGACTGCTACAAAAACAGGGCTTCCTAACGCTTTACCCAAGCACTTGGAACCCAACCTCCGTGCGCTTGCAGAAAACGTCTTACAACCCACGAGAGATGCATTAGGTGCGGTGAAAGTAACGAGTGCATACCGCAGCCCTGCGGTGAATAGCAAAGTGGGGGGAGCAAAGACCTCGCAGCACGTGCAGGCTCAAGCTGCCGACTTGAAGTTTGATGGTGGCAACGAGGTGTTGTTTCATTGGATTAAAGACAATTTAGACTTTGACCAACTCATTTGGGAATTTGGCTCTGATACTGCGCCATCGTGGGTTCACGTTAGTTACTCAAGTAGCAAGAACCGAAAACAAATCCTAAAAGCAGTAAAGCACAATGGCAAAACCAAGTACCTCACCTTTTGATAACTGGCTCAATGAACTCGAAACTAAACCCCAACCGACTTGCAATGTGGATTCTCCCGATGGCTGCGACTCTTGCGGTAGTTAGCAGTTGCGCTACTGTGAAACCAGTCCTAGAGAGTGTGATTGTAAGGGACACGGTAATTGTCACGCAGACAAAGTACCTGACCGACACGCTCGAACTCTACAAGGACACGACAATCTACCAAGACAAGGTACGTCTTCAACTTCAGTACATCGACCGAAAGGTGTACGTTGAGGCAACGTGCTTGCCCGACACGATCAGAGTTACCCAGACCAAGATTCTCACAAAGGAGAAGAAGCAGAGGGGATGGACTTTTGAAGGTGCAGCAGTTATGCTTGGGCTTATCCTTGTCGCTGCGTACTTCATCAAGAAGTGGATAGACAAGCTCGTAGAGTAGGTTTATTTGGCTTCTGCTGCGCTTAAATGCAAAAGATGAGGGATTGCCTACCTTGAGGTATTTGGATGCGTTACAACGCAACTTCTTTCTTTTTCTTTGTTTAGTTTCTTTTTCTTTAAGTTGTTTGGTTAAGTTAAGAGTTGATTAACTACTAACTAAAGTCAAGTTAATAGTTGATTAAGTAGTTAAGTTAAGTAAGTTAACTATTCAACTTTGATAAAAAACAAAATAAAAATGACATCCGCAAGTACTTATGTTAATTTGTAATGATTCTAAATAATGAATGACCATATCTACATTTATTGGGATGACGTACCTTTGGCTAATGACACCAAAGTACTACATCGGCAAGACGTTGAAGATAGAGGCGAAGGATGTTGTGATGGACTTCCAACCTGATAACTACAACTTAGGTACGGCCCTCACCTACCTAATGCGTGCAGGCAAGAAACCTCACAACCCTATCTGCGATGACATCCGCAAGGCCATCGCTCACCTAAATTTTGAACTTGAACGCCAAGATGAGCAACGACCAACAAGCGAAGGAAGCCAAACAACAACAGGAAAATATGCAGTACTATACTAACCCTGCCAAACGCAGGAAGATAGACTTTATCCTTGAGGAGTGTGCTACGCTGATGTCAAACTGCGAAGCCACATACCAAGCTCGCCAACAGGCGAAGTACAAAGAACAAGAGTTACTCGGTGAGATTGCCAAGATAGACCTGCACTTCGCCATCCAATGCGGCTATCTGATACCCGACAACTGAAAACGTACAAGGTTGTAGTCGGCAAAGTGCCAAGCCTCAATGCCTTCTACGCATCCAAGCATTGGACAGTCCGTGCAAAGGCAAAGACCAAACATTGCGATGAGGTGATGCTGCAACTAGCAGAGTATGATCTTGAGCAGATAACGGATGTGCAAATTTTTTGCAAGGTCAACTACCGCTACGATATTGACAATGCGATAATGGCGGTGAAGTTTGCTCTGGATGCATTCAAGACTTGGGGTGGCGTGAAGGATGACTCACGCACCTATGTCCAGTCGCTGAAGATGGTTCATGACAAATCAATTCCTAAAGACACGGCAGAAATTACCTTCACGGGTTTGTTGGTTACAGAATAGTTTTGTATCTTTGTCGTAACTTAATACCAATCAGTTATGACTTTATCTTTTTCTTCAGACGTTTACACCGAAATGGTGCAAGTGCAACAAGCACAAATCCAAGCACTTCAAAACAAGATACAAGAGCTTCAAGCTCGTATTGATATTTTGGAGCAGCAATCAATTTTATTTATCTAAAACCAATCTATTATGTCAAAAATTATTTCTATCACCCCCACAGGTCAATGGCAGGATTTATTCAAACTCGAAGTTCGCTTCGACAATGGAGACTTCGGTACTGCCTTTGCAAAATCACAGACCCCTCCCTACGCAGTAGGCGATGAGGTAGAGTACACCAAGAACGAGAAAGGCACGGTTAAAATCCAACGCCCCAATCCTTATGGCGCATCTACGGGTGGAGGCTATACCCAATCAGCCCCTTCATTCGCTCCTAAAGGTAACGATGACCGCTCCGCTTCTATTATTCGCCAAGTGGCGTTGAAGTCAGCAGTTGAGTACGCTTGCGCTGCGCAACATGATGTTAACACCATCCTTGCCAACGCAGAGACCTTTAACGCTTGGATGACAGGTGCAAGTTCAGCTCCCGCATCACACGTTGAGCATTTCGCAAATCGCAACGACCCTTTCTGATTGGTTTTTAATAGGTCGTTGTGTGAAGCCCCTCTACGGAGGGGTTTTTTTATGTCAATTATTTTCCTATATTTGTGAACCAATCAGAATCAATGATACATCCAGACCTACTATCTAACGAATCTTCGTTACCATACCTTCAACGAGCCTTAAAAGGCAAGTACTATGACACGGGCAAGCTCGGTGTCTATGAAGTAGACCAATACCTACGACTTAAAGATGGGGAGTTTGTCGTAGTGGTCGGCCACGCTAACGTAGGCAAGACCCACACGCTGCTTTACCTTATGCTTTTGCAGTCATATAACTTCGGCAAGAAGTGGCTCATCTATTCGGCAGAGAACGAAGTGCCAAGCCTAAAGCGCAAGCTCATTGAGTTTTTGGTTTGCAAACCCATTCAAGGGATTGATGAGGGCATGATGTTCCGCAAGTTGGACTTCATCAACGAGTACTTCCAATTCATAGACGGCAACAGGCTATTCACCGCCTTTGAGCTTCTTGAGGTAATGAGCAGCATCAAGAACGAGTGGAACTACACGGGTGCTTTGATTGACCCCTACAACTCCCTATCAACAGACCAAAAGAAATTAGGCAAGACAGGGATGCACGAATATCACTATGAGGTAGCCTCTGCGCTTCGGGTGTTTGCGCATCAGAACAACGTCACGACAATCGTAAACGCTCACCCAGTTACGGAGGCAATGCGCAAGGTGTTCTACAAAGGCCACCCATACGAGGGGATGGCGATGCCTCCAAACACTTCAGACATTGAAGGCGGTGGTAAGTGGGGCAACCGAAGCGACTGCGTGATTGTTATTCACCGATTCGCAGCACATGAAACCGATTGGATTTATACGCACATCCATGTTCGAAAGGTTAAGGAGATGGAGTCGGGTGGGCGCATCACGCCCCTTGAGACACCGCTCGTTTTACAGAGCGTGTTGGGTAATGTCGGTTTTGTCATAAATGGCCGTAACTTGCTGCCAATAAAATTAGATGAAACACCTGCGAGCGATGTACCCTTCTGATGACTCACACGACCTCTACATTCGGGAGAAGCAACTTATGCTTGCAGGTACTGCGATGTGGTTAGCAAAGCAAGCAGCAGACAAAGCAAACGGCAGAGAAGTTCAAGATGACCTCCTGCACCACGTTATGTCTTGCCACTACGCAGACCTATTGCTTCAGCAGTTTATTGACTACCGCCAGTTCACAGAGGGCAAGATGAACGAGATGTACTTGGCTAACTCAAAGCTGCGCGTTGATAGCGAGCAGATGATCTACGAGATACAACGCCTGCAAGGGATAATTGAGGACTCGCTATGAAGCAGATATTCTCCCCCTTTCAGAAGTACGAATGCTTTGCAGTAGATGGAGTGGACTACCTAGTGGTGGACTACACAATTATCCAAGACAAAGATGACAATTTAGTGGAATGGGCAAGTGAGATGAAGTTCAAAAGACTGAAAGATCACAAGCACTTCACTATGCCAATCGCCAAAATAATAACCAATCATAAAGAGGGCAGAGCAAGACTCTGTAAATGCAAATGAGACCATTTGAAATACGCCAACTAAAAGTAAGCAAAGAGCAATACTACGCCCGTCTGGGGTTCCAAGACAATGGAAGCCGTGCGCATAAAGAATCCACCGCAAGAGCCGCATTCGTATCAGCATTCCGCAGCCACGCCTCGCTCCATGAACTAGGTGAAGCCATTGATAAAGACCATTCGAGCGTAGCCTATGCCGTAAGGATGCACCAATCACGCTTAATCTACGGAGACTATCAGCACTATTACAATGTTGCCTGCTGCGTTTTGAACGAGAACCCTATGGCAACGATTGACAAGCCCGACTTTGAGGGACTGATGCAAGAACTAAATCAACTCAATGAAGTCGTTGCGGAGTTATCTAAATACAAGGAATTGTATCTAACTCTTAAACGCACATTTGATGAATTTTAACGTAGGACTTTACCCAATCTATGGGCTTATCGTAGGGGCTAACTGGTCAAAGACCGACTACCTTGAAGAAGATATTGTGATGCACACGGTGCAGTTTGCTCTGTTTGTTGTAATTGTAGAAATCACTTGGAACTCCTCGCAGTATTAGCAAAGCGACAGACGGACTGGATTCGGATGTGCAAGAGCTTCGGGGCGAGTGATGACCTTGCCCAAGAGCTTGTGCAGGAGATGTACGTTAGGTTGTACAAATATGTGGATGATGCCGAGAAGATAATGTACAACGAAACGGAGGTCAACACCTTCTTTGTGTACGTTACGCTCCGCAATATGTACGCCACCTTAATGCGCCAGAGAGCAAGATTCGAGTTCGTAGATGTGGACATCCTTGAGGAGTTTATCTACGAGGAGGCCAACGAAGATGCGGAGGTACAACTCATCCAACTATACGACAGGGTATGGTCAACACAAACTGACTGGCATTGGTACGACAAAAAGATATTTGCGCTATACCATAACACCGATATGAGCATCCGTACTTTAGCGGATGAGACCAAGATTTCAGCACGATCAATTTTCAACACACTAAAAAATGCAAGAGAGCGAATCCAAGAAGACTGCCAAGACACCTACGAAGCGTACAAAGAAGCCAAGCGGCTTGGGTGATACCATTGAGCAAATCACAACTGCCACAGGCATCAAGGCTGCGGTGGATTGGTTTAGCGAAGCCACAGGCGTGGACTGCGGTTGCGATGCCCGTAAGGAGAAACTAAACAAGCTATTTAGATACAGGAAGCCCGAATGCTTGACCAAAGAAGAATACGAGTTTGTTGGCACGATGCGTGGCAGGAACACCGTCACCGCTATTGAGCAAACGGAAGTAAATAAAATCTACAACCGAGTATTCAAAGACTCCGTGAAGCCAACTAACTGCGGCTCATGCCTTCGTGGTAGGTTGCAGGAACTAGAGACACTATACAACGCTTATGTCAGTTAGTAACGAGCGCAGGCAATACTCCAACCAAGTTGGGGATATTACTGCAAAGCGGTTTGTAGAGGCTTGCGAGGCCATCGGCTACTCCTGTGAGAAGTCAGACCGCAACACCGACATCTACGATCACATTGACTACTTCGTTACACGGCTAAACGGAACAACATCCGTAGACGTAAAAGGGGGCAACCATCCCAACACCATTTGGGTGGAGTTCAAGAACGTAAAAGGTGACAATGGATGGATGTACGGCAAAGCCGAGTACATCGCTTTTAATATGCCAGAGCTTGGTGGTTTTGTCATGGTGAGAACGCAGGAACTTGCACGGCTATGTGAGCAGATTGTAGAGCCTGTGTTTGTGACAAAGCAAGATGCTACAAGAAAATACTACCAAAGAGAAGGCAGAGAGGATGTGATAAGCAGACTTGAGTTGCCAGACATTCAAAGATTAGTTTCATTCAAAGTTTTAACCTATGCCAATCCCTCAACCCAAAAGTGGTGAAAAGCAATCCGAATACATCCAACGCTGCTTGGAGGCTATCGGAAGCGAGTACCCAAATAAAGACCAAGCAATAGCAGTTTGCTACACACAATTCAGAGAGGGCAAGTAGCCCTCTTTTTTTTATTTATTTTTTTATTGGATTGTTGGTAATTAAATTATTTGTTATATATTTGGGTATAATTAAAAACCAATCACAAATACCACGCACTATGCTAACTATTGAAGAACAGAAAATGTACCCTAAAGTAATGATAGCGTCTTACTTTCCTAATGGGGCTGACAAAAGAGACAAGTTTTTAGAGTCATACAGAATAGAAACGATAGTCAACGATAATCGCTCGGAATCAGCGTATTACGAAAATCTTTGCCACGAGTCAAATATAACTTTGATGGTAAAACTACCGAACGGAGTAATTAAGTAAGTAACAAAAACCAATCAGATGTACCAATTCAAAGTTTACCTTGCAAAGACAGTTGCTTCATTAGCGATTATCTTTACCCTTATCGGCAGCCTTGCCCTTGTTGAATTTCTAATAAGCCTGTAAGATGATATTCACATACAACGACCTAAAGTTCTGGCTAGAAGATGCCGACCTACTACCGCAGTCTTATTGGGATGCCCTTGAGGATTACGACCCCGACAATAAGAACTCCGATGAGATTCTTGCCAAGTGGCTTGGCTACGTTCACGTTGTTGACTTCTACAACTACGAGATGGAGATTACCTATGTCGAAGAATCGTATAACGAGGATGGCTACACCAACACCGTAGCTTACCCCACCACATCCATTTATGGAGAAGCCCCAAAGCTTGCCGATGACATCTACACCAAGTGGCTGAATTGGGCAACTCAAGTCGCATCAGAAGAATAATTAAAACCAATCAAATGAAATACGAAACTATCTCCCAACTGCTCCGAGACCTCAAGACCTGTGGCCTGTCAGAATCAATCCTAAAAGACATTGAAACTATTGAGACCATACACTTGCGTTACGCTTACCGCGATTCATCAGTTAGTGTTCCATTTGAGCAATGGTACGAATCAACATTCAAAACAGAATCAAAATGAAAATAATAGAACTACTTGATGGCAGCACTTGGGATATGGAGACAATCCTTGAGAAGATGCACGATGATGACTTTTACTACGGGGTACTCGGCAAGAACGCCCTATCATCCTCTGCTTGTAAACTCCTGCTCACCTCACCCAAGACGTACCACTACGTCACAAAGTATGGCAGCGATGAATCCGATGCATTTGCAGTAGGCAGACTCGTTCACCTGATGGCTCTGGAGCCGCACCGCGTAGCGGACTACGAGGTGATTGAGGTGCAGAGTAAGAACGCAAAGGCGTGGCAGGATGCAAAGGGCAAGCGCAACCTCTGTACCCGTAAGGAGTACAACGAAGCGCAACGCATCTCTGATGCGCTCCTGCGCAACGAGAACGTGCTTGGGCTGCTAACTGGCTGCGAGTTTGAAGTACCAAAGATTGGCATGATTGGCGGCCTACCCTTTAGGGCGAAGGCTGACATCTATGCTGAAGGGTTTTTGGCTGATTTGAAAACAACAACCGACCTACGAGCATTCCCTTACTCTGCAAAGAAGTACGGCTATGATGTGCAGGCATTTATCTACACCCGATTGTTCGGAGTGCCGATTGATAAGTTCTTCTTCATCGCTATTGACAAGGCAAGCCTTGACATCGGCATTTACTCTGTGAGTCCCGAGTTCGTGGCAGAGGGAGAACGCAAGACTTTAGAGGCTATTGAAATGTACAAGCAGTTCTTCATCTTGGGTGAGGATTTGGATTCGTACACAGTTGTAGGAACACTTTAACACCAACGAGAAATGAAACAGAGCAGTATTGAATGGATTTACAACAACCTTAAGTCACACTTTGAACACGATGGTGATTTACTTGAGGCTGTTAAGATGAGCTTTGAACAAGCCAAAGCAATGCACAAGGAGGAGATTGAGA